GGTTGTGTTCTTCTTGGGAACAACTTGTTGAGCTTCTCCTTACGAGCATCACACCCACAATCAATACCTGTGAGTTCAGCAAAGGTGTCTACTACTTTCTTGATTCCTGTAGCCTTTGTGATTTTCTCAATGTCATCTCCTAACCCTTTAGATGCGCTCGGCTTCGCCATTTTGGAAGTCTTCGTAGTCTTCCCCGATTTCTTCTCGGACATATTCTTTGGATTTTTTTAATGTATCAAATATGGAGAACAGACTGATGCCTGTCTCTTTTTCTATATCCCTCATTGACATATCGGTGGTGTGGTATATCTCAAACATCTTTTGGTCATACCAATGTTGGTCTTCCATCACCTGCCATACCTTGTCAATAAGGCGTTCAAACCCTTCGGCTTGATCTATATCAAATAATTCTTCTTCTTGGTCGTACTCTACCATATCCCCTGTGAAGACAAGGAACTCTTTCTTCTTTTGGGCTTGGCGTACCATATTGCGAATAGTGACCCATACAAACAACTTGTTGGGTTCACCCTTGTACATTATGCGCTCTGGGTCTTCTATGTACCTGTTCAAGCGGATGTACATCTCTTGCACAACATCTTCAGCGTAGTCTCCTGCGCCAAAACTGTGTGCCATCTTCAGCCACTCCTTATGCTTGGTTGCTAAAAGGTCAAGTACGGTCATTGCCTTCAGTTGCCCAAGTCAATACAAAAGCAAAAACCCCAAAGCACAACTGCAAGGAGTGGTACTTGGGGTCTTCATAATCATCATTCATCTCGGAGTTCCAATAGTTAATACCTACCAGAAATCCTGCAAGGGGTGCTATGTCAAGTGCAAAGTTCATTTTGATGTAAGCGGTTTATTTCCTGTTCTTTAAGATACAACTTTTCACGAGTTTCTAACAACTCCTCCCTCAAGTTATTAACACGAACTATCAACATAGCATTTTCTCTTGCAAGGCTCTGCTCAAAAGTCTCATCCCCTCCCTGTAATCTCTTAACGATGTCACAAGCATCTTGGTAGAATCTTGGGTAGGCTCTATCGTATCGTAAGTTCGTGTCGTGCCACTTTGTTGCGTGGATAACCGTAGCGTGGTTCTTCTTGGTTACTCGTGCGATCTCTAATGTAGAGAACAAATCTCGTGCCGCAACCATAAACGCAAACCTTGCCATCACATTCTTATGTTGCCTTGATGGAGTGATGTGGTTGATTCTAATGTATTCGTTGTACTCTTCTTGTAATAGTAATTCGGTTGGTCTCATTTTAGATTTTCGTTAAGGTTATCTAATCTACTTTCGTATTGCTTAATTAGTTCAGCTTGTTTTCTAATGGTTAGTTTAAGGTCGCTATTCTTTGCTTCCGCATCCCATACCATATGTTGTACATCCTCTACCATTTCTATAGCAGTAGACATAGCCGTATAGATACTTAATAGGTCTATGAAGATGTCCATCTCGTATCCGTTGTTCGTGTCTTGTGGCTTTAGGGCGTGGGCGATGTTCATCAAGTCACTATTCTTCTGGCGTAACCATAGAAGAGCAATGCTCTTACTTCCTCCCCTCCAATTGTAATTCTCTTCCATCTTAAAAAGGTAAGTTACTTTGTTTCTTCTCCTTCATACAAATTAGATTTTCTCCGTGAATCTCAAAACCTACATTATCAGGCAAACTACGAAATCTTATTGGTTCATCCATAGGAGTAGGTCTACCACCTGTCTCTACCTCCTTTACCTTTCTTATGTGTACTTGGTTGTACATCCATTCAGTAGGGTGTTGAATATAACGATGGATGACCACAAAGTCATCAGCTCGGTTCACAAACTTACCTCCTCCTTCAATATCAGCAGAACTTGGTGGTATAGGGTGACCTGCATACTCGTGTCCTGCTGCGTGTTTCATACGCAAGGCAGAGGTTACTGCGTGAGTGTTTAACCAGATGCTAACATCGTGTTGCTTTGACCATTGTCTAAAATGGGTAGCCACCTCATAGTCGTACTCGTGACCTCCAAGAGTTGAGAACATATCCTTGTCTTTTACTAATGAGTTGTATGGATCAATCAAGAAACCATCAAAACCCTCTTGGTGATAGATGTCAGTAGCCTCCTCAATTAAGTCCTTATAGGTGTACATCTTCTTATCGGTGTCTATAATGATGAAGTACCTCTGGATTAAGTCTTGAGCCATATAGAACTCATCCTCTTCTATCTTGTTGATGGGCTTACCCAAGAAGAACTCCGATATTTTCTTTACCAACGATACAGGCGTGTTCTCGGAACTAAATACCAACCATCGGATGTCGTTGACTATAGATTGGAGGAGCATCATATACAAGGTTACGGATGTCTTCCCGACATTGGCGTGTCCAAGTATTACATTAAAGTTTCCTCTCTTGAAACGAAAGTGGGCATCCAAGTTCCATTGACCGAACTTTAGCCCTTCCTTGACTTTGCCGTTTCGCACATCATCAAGTTTACCGAACACATCGGCATAAGATATTTTTGACATAGAGTGTTTAAGTTAAAAAGGGAGGGCAATGCCCTCCCCTAATATACATCTTTAGAATGGTAAACCATCTTGGTCTACAGGTTGTGATTCCTCACGCCCTTGAAAGTGTTGCTGATGAGTTGCTTGGGCTTGGGCTGCGCCCTTCTTCATTACCCAATCAGCAAAGGTCTGTGCATTCGCAATGACTTGTTGAGGCGTACCTCCCAACTCGGCTGCTGCTTTTAATGCGGTTTGTCTAATAATGCTCTCATCCTTTGAGGTGGTTGAACCTCCAGAAGTGGTAGGTGCATTATTTGCATATTGAGGGTTAACAGGCTTGACCGTGTAGTAGGTCTTGCCGTTGTACTCTCTTGGAATGTATTCGTAAGTAGCCTCTTGTCCTACTACGAACTTGTTTTGATTCGGGTCTTTGGAATTGTACTTCCCATTATCTCCGTTCTCAAATGTTACATAGAACCCATAAAGTGTTCCATACTGCCCCTGATAAGGCTCTCCTGCGGACTTAATGTCCTTGACAATAGATGTTTTAGTCATCGTATTTAAATTTAGTTAATAGTTCAAAGTTAATAAAAATGTTTATTGCTCAAACATTGGATGTAATCTTTCTGCAATTGCTTGTACTACATCTACGGTTACTGCGTTGCCACATTGCTTGTAGCGTTGGGTGTTGCTCATCTCTTTGATCTCGCCATCATAGATGCCTTTAGAGGTATGGTTGTCTGGAAAACCTTGTAGCCTCTCGCACTCTATAGGTGTTAGTCTACGGATGCGGTAGTTAGGTTGGTCTACTATTGGTGTGTGTCCTCCTCCCATACCCATAGCAGAAGTAAGAGCTGGGCTTTTCTCTTCAAATTGTGCTGCATTCTTTTGCAAACCACCCCTACAAGTTGTGGGTTGATTCACAAATTGGTCGGTGTTGCCACCTCCACCACTACCTGTATGGATAGTTCCTGCCTCATCTTTCAAGTGGCGATCCGTTACCTTCCCTTTAGCATCTCTTGAGTATCCTATGATTTTAGGAGTGACTACCGCTTGTTCACATAAAGTATCAAGTGTTTGAGCTTGTTGCTTACCTACTCTTCCTCTTCTCGTTGTAGAGTTGATAGCCGTGAGATTGATAGAGTCTCCTTCAGTTGCTACATCGTATCCTGTAGAGGTTGCTGACTTTACTTTAATGTAGTCTGCATCGCTTGGTAACTTATAATAACCTGCCACAAGAGTAGAGGCTTTATCTGTATCACGCTCATTACCTCTCTTATCTGTAATTTTTACTTTTTGTGTAGGCTGTTTACATTCACCAATGAACGAGCCGTTGGCGTTTCCTGTGTATCTTGCGGTGAGGGTATTTGCTCTTGCGTGGTGTCTCTGTACGCCAATATCCTTTCCTGTGCCTGTTGTGATAGGAAATACTCCTCCCCAATCTCCTCTGGCTTCTGCAAGATGTCCGACAAGGTATATCCGCTCTCTATTTTGGGGTAGAAACCACGATGTATTAAGCAGTTGCCATTCAAGTCTATAGCCCCCAATGTCAACAAAGGCTTGGAGGATTGCCGCAAAGTCTGCCCCATCATTTGAGGAGAATGCTCCTTTAACATTTTCCCAAATAAAAACTCTTGGTCTACATTCTCCGATAAGCCGTATTGCTTCAGCGATAAGACTGCTTCGGTCTCCTGTGAGACCCCTGCGACTTCCAGCTTGACTAAAGTCTTGGCAAGGACTTCCAAAGGTGATAAGGTCAATTCTTGGGAGGTCTGCTCCCCGAACATCTGTAACTGATCCGACATAGGTGCTATTCTTAAATTGATGTTTATATACTGCTATTGCGTGTTTGTCTACCTCACTAAAGTAAGAGGTGACTTCGTATCCTGCTCGTTCAAAGCCCAAGTGGAAACCACCAATACCAGAGAACAAATCAAGTTGGTTTATCTTCACTTAATACAGGATTTATGAGTTCAACTTCAACTTCACAATAATTCCTTTCAACATCCTTGTCATAACGGATAGTGAGCTTGTGATAGTATTTAGGACTGTCATCAGGAATCCATCCGTTAGCAACGAGAGTATCAGCAACAAACTTTGAGACAAGTACATTATTGTCCACATCGGCACGAGTATTGTACCTAATACTGATAGTGCAGCCCTCTGCACAATGGTGGTCATAACGAGCCAATTCTTCTTCAACGATTTTTTTATAGCCATCTTTAATTTTTTTACGATATGTCCAATGCTTACCTGCATATAGACTATTTAGACTTATAGTTTTTGGCAATTTCAGCAGAAGTCTCAAGGTATTGTTCATAAGCGATGTATTCTAATTCTTTCTCTAAATGATTTATAGCCTTTTGGATATCCTGCTCAATAGGGTTGCCCTCTTTCTTACCTGCTCGTAGGAGATAAGCAATGGCTACACCCAAGTTGTAGTTATCTCTTTGAAAGTCCATACAAACATCAAAGGCTTCTATCTGCTTGTACTTACCTGAATAGTAACTTGGTGTCAACTTCCGTTTGATGGTACTTTGAGAGTTGGGCGGAGTTGCCTCTGTATTGTAACCGCCTGTCATCGTAGAATCCGAAGTGGAGGTAAAAGTGGTCTCGTAAGGTGATTTTGTTGATTTCATATTCTTCTGGATATTCGGAGATATTATATTTCGGTTTCATTACTTTCCTTAAACGCTTTAAACAAGTTCATTGCTGATTCAGCACTAATTCCTTTTAGAGAATAGTCTCTAATAATAAACTCTCTCAAGAGTCTTACTTCGTTTGCGAGTGCCTCTACACGAGCCTCACATAAATCAATGTATTGGTCTTTAACTGACATAGTTGTTCAGTATTAAAGGTTATTTTCTATTGCATCAATGGACTCAACAGTAGACCACCATTCAATTGAATTGCTTTTCCCTAAAAGCTCTAAATT